CGATGGCGTCCAGCAGCCGCACGCGATCCGCGACGGGAAATTCCTTGAGCAGTGCCTTGTCGAAGGGCACCTTCTGGCCGTCCACGATCAGCTCGTCCCAGCCGCGCACGCACCGCTCCAGCTTGGCGATCGAAAAGCCAAACCAGTCGAGCGTGCCCTTGCGGGTGTGGGCCTTGAGCATCGCCGCCTCTTCATCCTGCGTGGGCCGGTACAGCGTGAACGTCGTCCCCTCGATCTCGTGCGTGAACTCCCGCCCGCTCTTGGTGATCTGTAATGCCATGGCTTGTTCCTTTCCTTCCGTTCGTCTCGTCGGCTGGGGCGGGGTGCCTCTCGATCGCGCCCGTGGAGGAGCGCCCCTTCCGCCGTTTGTCCATCATCCGAGGGCGCGCCGATCGGGAGCGGGAGAGGTCCCCGCTCCCGCCGTCTTACGCCGCGCCGAAGTAGTGCTCGACCTCGTACTGGATCGGCTGGAACAGGTTGGTCCCCTCGTTCGCGAAGGCGATCATCGGCACCTTTTGCGGGTACGCCTTCACGCCGTCCGTCGGGATCTCCACGTCCCCGTTGATCCGCAGGTTCGGCAACAGGAACGAGCGGTACTTGCCGCCGCTCGTCCATTGCAGCTTGGCCTGCAGCGCCGTCTTGTTGAGCGCGTAGCCCTTGAGCGTCCCCGCCGCGTAGCGCGGCACGTCCAGCGCCAGCGTGCAGTCGCGCTCGCCGTCCGAGCGCGGCTCGATGATGTAGTCCGTCGCGCTCACGTGCCTGGCGTCGGACGGGCGCGTGAGCTTGAACTCCACGCCCTCGGAGTCGATCGCGTCCCCCGCGACGAGCGGGGCCGTCTGGGCCCCCAGCAGCACCGTCAGGTCGGAGTGCACCGGCATCGTGTGCGTGATCTGCAGGGCCTGGAGCTGCGCCGACGTCGTCGCGGAGGACGCCGCCTGGTTGCGGAAGAGCACGTCCCACGTCATCGTGATCCCTTCCTTGGGCTTGCTGCTGATCGAGAGCCCCACCACCTTCAAGCTGTCGAACTCGTGCACCGCCACGCCCTTGTCCACCGCATAGGTGCAGAACAGCCCCTCGACGGACTTCGCCATGATGTAGCCGTCAATGAACGTGGTGGTGAGCCCGCGCCCGACGCCGTTCTTCGTCACGTCCGCCGCGTAGCTCGCGTCCTTGATGGCGAACGTCCCGCCGGACGCGACGTTCTCGACCCACATCTGGATCTGGTCCGTGGCCGAGAGCGTGTAGTCCCCCTTGAGCACCAGACCGTAGGCGGTGCTGATCACCAGGCTGGGATCGATGGCGAATCCTAACTCGTATTCTTCGCCCACGCTGTCCAGGGTGATCGAGGCGGCGGCGAGTGTGGCGCCGGTGCCGTTCGTCACCGGCGTGCCGGCGGGAAGGCTGGATGACAGCGTCTGGACTTCGTTCCAGACGTTGCCGGATGGCGCGCCGATGCGCCGCAGCCGACGGCGCACTTTCATGCCCGCGGAGGCGGCCGCCGCCAGCGCCGGGACAATGTCCGCCAGCTCGATGTTATCGTTCGTGGCATTTCGCAGTGGAATCCACGACCCGCTCGTGCCGGTGATGTTGCTCATCCGCCGATACCAGTGCCCGGCCGCCGTGCCGAACAGCGCCTGCATCAGGTGGTCGATGGGGTCCGTCGTGAGATCATAGAGCATCTCCTCCACGATCTGGCCGGCCGCGTCCACCGGGCCGTCCCGCAGGAACTTCTTGCCGACGCCGCCGCCCGTGAGGCGCTTGGACGCGATCGGCGTGCGCTTAGCCGACAGGTTCTCGGTGATCATGGGGCGGTAGCGCGTGCACAGCACGCCCGTCCCCCACGTGGTTTCCTTGCCGCTCCCGGCAACCGCTTCCGCCTGGTGTCCCGTGCTCATCGCTTAGCCCTCCTTCTCGTCTTCGCGCCGGCCCTCGGCCTCGCGCTGCTTGCGCGCGTCTTCCTTCGCGCGCGCGGCGTCGTCCTCCGCGATCTTCGTATGCCGCGTGAGCCGGTGCTTCGCGCCGTCTTTCGTGAGGACGATCAGCGTGTAGCCCTCCTCGCGCCACGACGCCACGTCCGCCGCCGACAGGTCCAGCTCCGCGAGCGCCACGTCCACTTCAGGGGTCGTTGTCAGTTCCATGGGGATCTCCTTTGTCAAACCGTGTAGCGTGATCGGTCGTAATGGATGCCGATCGAGATTTCAAAATAGGCCACGTTGTTGTTCTGGAATGCCGCCTGGTCGGTGACGCTCTTCTGATAGTCCGTGATCAGCGCGAGCCCGTCCCACTTCTCGTCCGTCCAGATCGCCGTCAGCACATCGCCGATGGCCCGGTTCAGCGCCGTGCGCCGGTCCTTCGTCGCCTTCACCCAGCCGACGATGGTGACGTCCAGGATCAGGAACACCATGCGGCTGCTCTCTGGATGGTTCTCGTCCTTGCGCTCCTGGCCCTCGATCACGCAGTAGGTCGGCTTGATCGTGCCGGCGGCCGCGTCGTAGCTCGCCTTGATCTCGTCGAAGTTCTTTAGGTCGCGGACGACCTCCGCCGGCGTGAACCAGTACGTCGATCCGGCCGTGATGGCATCCAGCCGCGCCCGCACCTTGGCGATGAGCTGCTCGCGGATCGGATCGGCGGATGGCGTCGGCATCAGTTCGGCCTCGGTGAACCGCTGTTAAAGGCCCCTTCAAAGGCCTGCACGAACCGCAGACGCGCCGCCGGCATCTCCTCGTCGAACGCGGGCTGCAGGAACGGCCGCTTGGGCATGGTGATGGCCGGGATGCGGACCGATTTGGCGAAGCGCGCCCGGCCGTCCGGTCCGATCCAGCGGAGCGCCGAGGCGTGCTTCGCATACACGGTGTGCGCGGGGATCACGCCGCCGAACTCGTGGATGGCGGCGTACTTCACGCGCGCGCCGAGCTGGCCCGCCACGCCGCCCTGGACTTCTTGCACGCTCGGCGGCCCGAGCGAGTCGCGCAGGTGCCCCGTCCGGACGTGCAAGACGTCGCCGGAGACCTTCTTCGTGGCGATGCGCCAGACGTCCAGCATGACCTCCGTCATGGCGCCGACGAGCGCGGGCCGCACGCGCTGCACCCCCGCCGCCAGTTGCTTGGCGTCGTAGCCGACGATGCCGACTTGAAACGCTAACATTGCACCCGGTTCCTCAATGGTCCTTCTTCCTATAGTTGTCGAGGATCTCGCGCACGGCGTCGATGCGGGACCGCTGGAACGTCGTCACGCTGCCGTCCGCGATGCTCTTGCTGGTGATGCCCAGCAGCGCCTTGTCGCCGAGGTCCCGCGTGAGCCAGATCAGCTCGATGGCCGCCTCCTCGATGATCTTGAGATCGTCCGATCCGGACGCGAAGCCGCCCGGATACACCGCCTTGACGTTGTTGATGCCGGCGCCGAACACGATGCCGGCCAGCCGCACGAGGCCCGCGTTGCCGTCCTCCAGGACGTAGTCCGTCGTGGCGAGCAGCGTGTCCGAGCCGTACACCCGGTCCGGATCGTCGTAGAGGGACGTGATCGACGCGACGGGGTATTGCTTGAGCCGCAGCGTCGTCTGGCCTTCGCGCGTGCTGTGGTACTCCGTCACCGTGGCCTGCTCGATCACGCGGTTGCAGTGGCGCGCGATGAACGCGCCGAGCACCGGAATGAGCCGGTCGATCTCGGCGTCGTGCGCCGTATCCGCCGTGGCGATGTTTTTGAACGCCTTGACGTTCGCCCTGGTGGTCAGGCTCATGCTGTGCCCTTCTTCTTCTCAGGAGTCGGCGGGGGGCCGCCCTTGTTCGAGGACGGCCCCTTCGCCTGCTTGTTCTCTTTCGACTTCCCCTTCACGCAGCTCCTATGGCGTCTGCGCCACGCCGGCGGGCTGGTGCCGCGCGTTGCTCAGCACCGCCACGGACGAGACCGACACCGCGCCGGAGTTGTTGCCGGTCGGCGTGATCGTCATCTTCGTGTACCGCTTGTTGCCGACGTACCCGAGCTTGTAGACCGTGTCGTCGTTCGACATGAGCGGCGTCACGCCCACTTCCGTGCCGATCATGTCGGCGTCCGCCACGGCCGTGGCCCCCGACATGCCGGAATCGTCGCTCTCTTCCAGCAGTGTCACGAGCGTCACATCCGTGTCCGTGATCGCGCCGTAGGCGATGATGCGGGTCACGCTCTCGTAGCCCGCGCCGTCGATGATCTGCCCCGCGATCGCGGTATCCGCGTTCGTCTGTGTCTGCGGGCTGATGTCCCGCACGACGTGGATGGTATTGGCTTGGTCCTTCATGATGTCGTCTCCTTGTTGTCGAAAGGTTCCTGTTGGCGTTCACACATTTGCGAACGTCCGCCTCTCCGCTATTCCCTGTTCAGCTCGAAGACCACATGCCCACGGGGAGAGCCTCCGGACCCTCCACCCGTCACCACGCAGTTGATTGCGGCTCCTGCTGTCACGGTATTGGCCGCCGTCGGCGTGGCCGAATCCACGTCCCCGGCTGCGCTGCCGGCCGTCGCAATCGTGACCACGCCCGTGGTGATAGGCGTTGCGCCAATGTTACAGGTCAAGGTCACGTCGGCGGTGCTCACCGCTCCGTCGATCACGGACCAGATTTTCTTGACCTTTCCGGCATGCGGCATCACCACGTAGTAGGTGGCCTCGGCTGAAAGGTCCGCGATGTCAAGAGCGATCGGGACAACATTCAGTTGCGCGGCCGTCGCCGTCACCACCGTCCCCGCGCCCGCGCCGAGCGCCAGGCCGCCGTCGGTGATCACCAGCGCGTCAATGTGCTTGCTGGTCGTCGTGACGATGGCCTTGCCCGCCGTCACCGTGCCGGCCGTCACGCCAGCCAGCGTGTTGATCTCCGTCGCCGTCGCCGTCACATCGGCCGGCGTGATCGTATTGAGCGCGTTCGCCGTGGCCGTCACGGTCGTGCCGCCGATCTTGAGCGCCCCGCCGGATGCGATGTTGATGACGCCGCCGGATTCGATCGTCACCGTGCAGCCGCTGCCGGCGTGGAACCCCGCGCCGCCCTGGTCCAGATAGCAGGAGACGTTCTGGGCGACGAGGGGCGCGGCGAAGAACAGCACAAGGCCGACCAGCAGCCCGATCGCCAGTCCTTTTCCAAATGTCTTCATAGCGAGCCCTCCGTTCGATCGTTCGATGTAGGGGCGACCCGGTGGGTCGCCCGTCGAAAGGGGCGAGGCACCGCCTCGCCCCTACGATGGTTCACGTTTATGTGTGGCACTTCTGGATCTGCATCGCCTCCGCCACCACCACCTGGCCGCCCACGCGCCGGCGGAAGATGAACCGCACCTTGCCGCTCGCGTTCTGCGTGAACGGATCGCGCAGGATGGTCATCTGGCTCCGGTCCACGATCTCGTAGCCCCGGTAGAAGTCGCCGAAGAGGATCGGCTTCTTGTCCGTATCCACGGCGTCCAGGTCCGGCGCCTCGTAGATCGGATAGCCGAGCAGCAGCGAGGGCTGCCCCGGCATCAGGCCCACCTGCCACATGTAGACCCCGGTGCCGTCCTTGAGCTTGCGGACCTTCGCCATCGAGGCGCGCCGCATAAGGAACGCCCCGCGGCTCGCATAGCCCTGCTTGGGCGCGTACACGAGGTCGATCAGCCCGTCCCCCGTGAGCGCCGCCGCGCTGCCCGAGACCGTGATCCCCACGGCCGCGTTCGAGACGATGCCCTCCGGCTTGCCCACCGCGTTGCCCGTCAGGAAGGCCGTGCCCTCCGCCACGCCGAACTGCTCCGTGGCCTCCAGCGTCAGCTCGGATTCCAGATTGAAGTCCGAGTCCTCCAGGTCGGCGTTCGACACATCCACCATGGCGTAGAGTTCATGCACCGGCACGTCCTCGACGCCGTACTTGAGGCCCGTCGTCTCCGCCTTCGTGCCCGTGTCGCCCACCCACTGCGCCGCGAACGTCCCGGTGCGCTTGCGCGTCTTCACGCTGCGCTGGCTCGTGGTCCGCACCCGCGCGAGCTGCCGCAGCGGGGAATAGACGGTGATGCCCTTGATCAGCTCGTTCGTGATCTCCGGCGAGGCCAGGAAGCCGCTCTGCGTCTCGTCCTGGGTCGTCAGGGCCTTGCCCTCCAGGCCGCTCGATGGCCGCAGATCCTTCATGTCCTCCGCGCTCAGCCCGGCCACGCCGTGCCGCGCCCACTTCAGGAGGGAGACGTGCTGCCTGGACTTGCCCTTCGGCTCGTCGTCGCCTTCGCCGCGCCGGCCCAGCGCAGGCCGCGCCAGCTTCGTCTCGATCTCGTCGATGCGCGTCTGGATGGCCTCGACCGACTCGTTCGTCTTCTTGAGCGGGTCGCCGCCGGCCGCCTCGATCTTCTTGAGGCCGTCGCGCAGCTTCGGCGCCAGCTCCTTCAATTCGTCGAACAGTGTTTTTTGCTCTTCGGGTGTCATGTGTCCTCCGTCATGCCTCGATGGTTAAACTGCGAAATACCTCCAGCATTGCCTTCAGCGACTGGCCGACGGCCGGGTCGCTCGCGAGCCCACCCGGCGGAGTGGCCGCAGCCGGCTCCGCCTCGTGCCTCTCGTGTTGCCGCTTCATCGCGCCGCCGCAGAACGGGCAGCCGCCCTTGACGGACGTGATCAGCGCGTCCGGGTGCATGGCCCAGGTGACGGGGCTGATCTCGTAGAGCCGCACCTCCTGCAGGAAGCGGATGCCGAGCTTCTCGTCGAAGGCCCACTTGATCGGGTCGTAGCCGATGGACATCTCCGTGATCACGCCGTCGCGCATCAGCGTCATGACGTCCTTGCCGACCATCGTGTCGCTGATCTGGCCGTTGAACAGCAGCCCCTTGGCGTCCTCCTGGAGCAGGGTGGGCTTGCCGATGGGCAGCCAGTCGTAGTGGTGCAGCGCCAGGATCTTGATGCGGTTCGCGGCCTGCGGCCCCCATTCCTGCAGGGACTTCGCAAACGCGCCGGGCAGCATGATGTCCGGCGGATCGCCGTCGTCCGGGATATTGAAGACCGAGGCGTGCCCCTCGAAGGTGCCGGCGTCGGCCTTGACCTCTTTCACTGCGAAGGCGAAGCGTTTGCGTTCCATGATTCCTCCTTTTTCACCCGCCCAGCCCCGGCGGCTCTTTAATC